TTAGTCATTTCGAACAGTTTTTCGCCTCCTTTTTGGCGCCCTGGTATCAAATGTGACCGTTTTCGGTGCAGACCGTTTATTTGACCGCCTACCTATTTGAAACAAAAATTTTCTGCCTAGATTTGATTGTTCAAGATTTTGAGTAAACCTTTCACTTAGATCTATTGTCCAAAAGTGCAATTTGCTGTATGGATCATCATCTGGAATGTTTAAGTCATCTTTAGTAGGACATCTGGTAGCTTGAGATGTTATATATCTATATTGATCTTCTAGAGTATTAGGAGGCTGAATAAAACCTAAATTCCACCCCTCCAGAATAGCAGGATTCATTGTGTTTAAGTGTGCAATGGTTTCAGGATTTAACTCCACTATGCATAGTTGCATGATCATAGAAATTTCATATTCTTCTACATGTCTGGAGTACTGCTTAAATTTATTAGCATCATACTGTGCTGTTCTTTCATGTTCTTCTTCTTCTGTTGTAGGGACAGATATTGTAAAATTTGTTCCTCTGGTACTATCCACAGCTGTCACAAATACCTGATTATTCCAGCATATTCCATTATTTATTCCCTGAGCTCTGTGTATCCAAAATGGTCTGTTATATATGTTTTGGTCACTTGATACCAAGGAGCCACTTGGGGACCCAAAGTAAACAGGAGGTAACATAGTTTTCTGTGTTGAAGAGGGGTACAGAAAGTCTCCAGGATCTGCTCCGCCAGCAGGGGGAATTTCTTCTCCCAATTTTCCTGCTCTAGACCATAAATGCCTTATATACAGTTGCTCTCTTTTTGCATAAAACCACATTGAGTTACCATATGGCTCATTACACATTTTTAAAAAGTCTGGATATTTAACAATTTGATTTACTATGTCTAGTGGCACATCAGACCGAGTAGCCTGCAAAGCTTTAAAATTCAAATTACCAAATCCAATATCACACATATCTCCATCTTCAATGGGAGCATTAACAAGCTGTAAAGGTGGGCAGTCCCCTGGATTCAGCTTTTTACAGGCCTCAGCTTTGTCCCAGTATTCCCCATCAGCTGGTGTACAGCCAACAATGAACATCTGTACTTGTTTAGGGTCTAAGCAAACATTTTGCCTGTCATCTGTTCCGATGGTGTTATATGTGGTTGGATTCTCAGCATCTTTAAATTTATTAAAAAAGGGATGTCCAGTCACACCTACCCCTAAAGGCTGACCTCGGGAAATTTCAATCCCTCGCATTGCCCAAACCAGTCTTTGCTTCTCAGGGTCATAAACATTTGGATTTGGAAATGTAAATTTATTGGGATCAGGTAGTTTTAGTCTAAAGACCCTAAATTGGCTTCCTGACACTTTTGGAACTAAAACCTCCCCTGAAACATCTTTTACTTCATAATAAGGATTTCCAACAGTCAGTAAACGTTCTGTGCTTGTCTGATAGAAGATATCTGTCCGTGTCACAAAGTCATCCGTGTCTAAAATTTGAGCCACAGGAGTAGGAGGTGGCAGAAATAGCCGTCCTGAACTTGGTAGCCAGTAGGTCATCTGTAAAGGTCAAAAAAAAAACAGTTGATATCTACGTCGTCGTCTGCGTTTGAAATGACTGGGATGTAGATAAAAAGTGTCACCAGGGGTTAGAAAGTCTATTATAATATCAGGTATTAGATCTGGATTTAGAATATCAGGCTGAAGAGGATTAGTACCAGAGGGACTGACAAGGTTGCCAAAGTCATCAACAAAAATCCTAACAGAGCCAGGAGGTAGACTGTCAGGTATTGTCACAATAGAAGGCCTGCGACTGTCTCCAGTCACTTCTAGCCTACTTCTGCTAAAATCTTCTTCATATGGGTCTTCTAGAAATTCATCTGAAAATTCTGCTAATAGGGGTTCTTCCTCATTAAATATTATAGCATTGTCAGAGTTTATTGTGTCAATTATAGTACTCTCAGCCAAAGGCTGCATAATAATACTTGAATCAGTGGTAGAAAAAGTCTGCATAGGGATTTCTTCTGCAGGTATGGGACTTAGGTCAGTAAAATAATGAACCTGAGACCCTATTGTTGTCCCACTTCTTGTGCTGATGGTGGCTTTTTGGCCTAGGCGACTCAGCCTCACGTATCCCTCTCTTTCATATACAACAGGTTTCCCAAGTTTAATAATGTCTTGAAAATCTGGGTCAGGGGCGGCTGCAACTGCATTTATGTCTTGTTCGAAGATGAGTGACACGTTGTCATCAAAAGCTGGATTGTCAAATTCCCATCTGACAAGAGAGCTTGGCCTATCTAAAAAGCTCCTGCGTGTCACTCTGACCTGCTGAACAAGTCTTCTATTATACAAACGTCTCTGAAATCTATCTAAGACCCCTCTAAAGCTTGTGTCAGGTGTGCTTGTTGTAGGTCTTGCAGGAGTTTCACCAAACTCTTCCAAAGGGATTTCCTCAAAAATAGCACCATCATTGCCCCCTATAAATTCTCCTGCAAATCCATTTATGATATGGACATGATCTGTGACTGATGTCTCTCCTGGAAGTTGGGCACTTGCAACATAAGCATTGAAAGCTGGGTTGTCATGTTTGGAAACAGTTATTCGTGTTCTAGCCCTTGGGGGTCTGTTTTCAGGAGTAACTTCTAAAACTGGAGGCTCAGGGTCCTCTCCTACTATAATACTGTCTTGTCCTGTGGTGGGTGGAGGATGCACTTCTGCAATAATTTCCACCTCCCCACTGCCACTCCCGGGTATCAGGTCAGTGGTTGTTGCACCACCACTTTCTTCTAAGAGGGGTATTATGCTTGAGTCAGGGGAAACTGTGTCAATAGGGACTCCGGGTGGAGGTAGGGCGTCTACCAGTACTGTGGGCCTTGCAACATTTGTCCCTTTACCCCCTGCAACACCTCCCCTCCCTCCAGATCCACCCAGTGGTGTGTACCCAGTCCTGCCACCTGTACCCCGACCTGTTCCTATTCCTAAAGTGCCAAAGTATAAGAAGCTACTAACCCATCTTAAAATTTTGTCAGCTAAAGTGTTTTGTTCATATTTATTTTTTATATCAGTAGGACAGTCTTGCCCAGCCAAACAGCCTCTATAGAGTGTGTCTTCAGAAGCACGCTTACGCCTTTGTGCACGAACCATTTTTAATATTTACAAACCATTGAAAGAACCCGTCACCCAGGTAACCCCTTTTGGAAGTCTTACAGACTGCAGAAATGTAGTCCTTTGCTTAGTATCTGTGAAAGCCACAAGCATCCTATTGCCCAGCTTTTGGGTGGAAGTCCTGCAAACCCAAGACCAGGATGTGCTCATGCACGTAAAGAGAGAGGGGTGTTGCACTTTACTTCTGCGCCTAAAGCATTTAAGACTATTTGCTGGACCTTGAAGCAGAAGCACTGGAGGGTCTTTGGCCTCCTCTATAAGCTGAGCAATTCGCGACGCAGGGCGCCTCTCAGGCGTTCTAGTTCTTCTTCCCACTTCTTCAGGAGAAACCGGAGCTTGTCCTCTATCTTCTCTGGACCGCGACCTGGATCTGGACCTGGACCGTGATCGGGATCTGGATGACCCGTCACTGGTGGACGTGTATCTTCTTCGTCCTCCCCGTCCTCTGGATCTGGGTCCTCGTACTTCAGCAGATGATGGCCCCGGGGATCTTGACCGATCTTGTACACCAGCCCCTCTCGAGGTTGTGGGCGGGGATTCTCTGGATCTGGTTGCTGCGGGACGGGACGAGGTTCCTGGGGCGTTTTCCCCTTTTTCGGGTCCTGATCCTCTGGCGGTCCGGAGAGCAGAGTTCGAACTAGTGACAGGGGCAGAAAATACTTGGTTTGCAAATGTCACACTCCACTGCCCTGATTTAGAAAACCTTGCAGCATCCTCAGCAAAGGTTTCATAGTATATTTTATTCCCTGCATAGTCAACATAGTAGATACCAATGTGATCAACAGCACTTTGTCCTTTATGCCATTGTTCCTCCTCATCCTGATGAAAAATCTCAGTCCATACTGTGTAAACCATTCTATTCTCTGAGTCATTGTCATATATTACAATGGCCTGATCTGCCTCCTTTTTAAATGTATTTGCAGGAGGTGACTGAAATGTCTCTAGGCTTGTCTCTGATAAACTCCACTTTAGCTTTCCATAAGGAGACTTTCTGAGGCTTTCCAGAAAAAGAGACATTTTTATTGCCTCTTTAGCTTTAGTCTCTGATACCTGTAAGGATGGCACATTGTACATCCCCAGTCTTTTGATACCTTTCTTTCTTGCATGATAATACAATGCACATTCTTTTCTTACAAGCTGCCAATGTTCAATTTGACATTCTAAAGTATAACAGTCAGACTCATAAATCTCCATGAGGCGTTCTTGCACAGCATCGAAACGGGCTACGAGATCCTCCATCTTGGGATTCGCCGTCTGGATCTCCCAGGTCTAGCTGTTTCCAAACCCTTCCAAAAAAAGATTTCCAGCTAAGTTCATTTAACAAAAGAGCAGGTTCACCCTTGTCATTTAAGGGAAATGTGTTAGGAAACTGAAATGTTACTATTCTGCTATGCAGATATAAATATGTAGGGTCTCCTTTTACATCTATATTTGTAGTAATCATTAAAGGAGGAAATGTAATTTGAGTGGGGGCTCTGTGCTTGCAATCCAAAGATATTGGATTGCCATCTAGCCCATTTCTTAAATACTGATCAAAATACAACCAGGTTTGGGAGGTGGCATCATCTAAAACTGCAAATTTTGCAAAGCTAAGGGGCTGCAGCCAAAAATGACTCCTGCTATTAACAAAAGATAAAACTTTACCTTGTAAAAATTTCAAAAGACTCATAACAAACATTGATTTTCCAGTATTAGGAGGTCCAAAAATTACTATGCAATTTCTTTTGGGCACACCTTGTAAAAAATCTTTAAAAGCAGCTAAAAAAGACAACACATTTACCCTCTGATACTTTAAAAATTGAAATATTTGTTTCCAGTCACCCTCCCCTTCCTGTTTTTCCTGACATTTCTTTATCCATTGTCCTATTGTCATGTCTCTCATCTCAGCTGTTTTGTAATACTTAACCATTTGTGCACATTCTTTCACATGCTTCACCTGATTATTACAATTTAAAAAAGCTGCAGCATTTGCATCTTCTGAGGCTAGTCTAGCATATTGATAAGCTATCTGTGCTTCATCATATATTTCATTGTCATAAGCCCATTGAACCATTGATGACAAGCTAAAAGGTGCCTGCTCTGCTTGCTGATGAGTTATTGATGTTTGCTGTGCTACAAAATCAGGCAGCTTTCCCCAGCTAAATGCATCAGCTGTTAGTCCCACCTTCCACCAAAATGTAGCTGCTGGAAGACTTCTTAATTTAGGAGGATCTACCAGCATTTGTTCTTTATCTGCATTCAGAAGATTACCAAATAGGTTTCTCACTGTTTCCCTGCTTTTACCAGCTTTGAATTCAAGCATAAACAGTGCCAAAAAGCCATACTTGCAAGTTCTGTAACAAAGAAATATATAATCACATTGTCTTTGCAAAAGCATTTTTGAACTCTCTAGCAATTCCTCTTGGGCATGATATACAGTCACCACCCAATGTCTACAGCAGGTTTTATCACTTTTAAAGACTCTGATCAAAGACTTAAAACTTATTGTAAACACATTCTTAAACGTGGCTAGTCTAGCAGCTTGAACATTCTGTTCCCGTAGCAGTTTTGCATAGTCCACATTTTCCTTATTAGATGTTTGAGTTGCTAGACTCCCGTACCCCTCCGACCCTGAAGGACAGTCATCTACCTGCGCCACCTCTCGAGCAAGATCTTCCGCATACCCACTGTCGTCTAGAGCTTTTCTCTTAGCCGGGATAACATTAGACCTGGAGCTAATGTCCTGGAAAGCCTTTCGTGGTTTGAGCTTTAACTTTCGTTTTAGAGCTTCTATGTCAGCCTCAGAGTCAGTAGCCTGCTGTTGTGCAAACAGTTGCCTGGAATTTCCCTCCTCGCACACAGAATTATCAATCAGGTCAGACACATCAGACAAGCTCTCTTCACACACTTCCAATTCCTCAGAACCATCACTACATTCTGCTTCCCCAATTATGAATTCAGCAGCATCAGTACCTCTAGGATCCATTTTGTTGTTTCACAGCTTTTGCACACCCAGAGCAGAGCAAACCTAGGCTGTTCAGCAACAGCTGTTCAAGTTGAAGGATTCCGGATCTCGAGGAGAGGACAGCAAAGTGCAAGCCTTTGTAACATATACAGCAGGTGACGGACACTGTATATGGGTCCGCAGGAACCGCTCCCTCGGGCGGCAAAACCTCTTCACAAAGCAGATGAGCCGGACTAACAATCTCTTCAAGCTCCAAATTAATGTCCTTAATTGTAGGTTTGGTACCCCTCATTTTGGCTTGCAAAACTTGCAGAGGGCTCTCCAGCCTCCTCGCACGTAATGAACTAGCCTGTGCTCAGCAACCAAGCAGAGCTTCTCTGCATAAGACAAGAGCCTGTAACAGTGAACACACCTTGTTTTAAGGCCCACAAGTTTTCCCTGTCTATGCAGCTCTGCAGCCACCTCTGAACGCTGATAAAACCATTCAGACTCTAATTTTGCACTGTCTTTCAAGCAAGAAGAACAAACACCATACACCTTTAAATTTCTCCATATAAGGCATAGGCGCTTTTCATCAAAATTAGAAAGATCACAATAGTTAAGAGAGTTGCCACAAAATTTGCACCAGACCACAGCAGCATCAAAATCAATAGCCAGCGCACAGGCATATTCCCTTACTGTCCTTGGCAATGTCAGCAAAAAATCCATCACTTTCAAAGACCCTGTGAGCCTTTTATAAGCACCTGAAACGGTTCAACCCTTTTCGGTCAAGTTCCCAGTTTTTTTTCCCTTAGATTGTTGTTAGCAATCACTACTTACCTTAGCAATGTTGTTCTGACCGAAAACGCGCTTTTTTGCCCAGACTCGTCCTGGCATAAAGCCAACTGAGTCATAAAAGCGATGCAGCCTTGATATAGGCGCCAGTCTCAGTATGCCTGGGACTTCATCCAATGAAAATTGACAAAGAAAGCTAAAATTTAAGGTGGAGTTGGATGCTTTTGAGTATTACTTGGCATGTGTATTGTACTAGGCAATTTACCAATCTTATTTGGCAGGCTGAGGAATCAGGGTAGGGCGAAAAACAAAAGACACTGAGGCATTCAAAGATAATATCAGAATTTATTAGTTTGCAGGTGGTTAACTTGGCATTTAAGGCTTATTATCTAACACCTGAGTCACAAACAG